CAGTACCAGGCGCGCTCCCAGCTCTCCAACTTCCTCGGCACGCCCACTGGGTCCATGACGGGCGCCGAGGAGAAGTACCCGAGGGACACGCTCGAGTACCTTGCGAGGTTCGCGGAGCCGTATGCCACCGAGGCGGGTGTGGGAGGCTCCTACAACTCCCTGTCCGGATCGATCGCGCTCGAGGAGGGGCGACAGGACTACGACCTGTACGATGAGCTGAAAGACGGGGCAGGCAACCTCATCATCTCCTCCTCCATGAACCCGGATGGGCCAGGGAACGGAAAGATGAGGATCATGGAGGTCATGCACTTCAGCCCACAGGCCGCCTACCGCTTCTTCGACACCTCGTCAGCAATCAACTACCTGAACAACGAGTTCAGCTTTGAGTCCTTCACGCCGGAGACGATCTTCTACGTCCTCCCAGTCTTTGAGGACATCCTCAGGGCGGGCATGCTCGACGTGTCGAACAGGGTGCGAAGGTCCAACTACTCCTACCAGATCATGGGCACCAAGCTGCGGATCTTTCCGACGCCGACTGTCAACCTCCCCAAGAACCTCTTCCTGCGCGTGAGGTTCAGGCAGGATCCCCTGCACCCGCAGCGTCCCGATCCCACCGTGTACGGCGTGTCCAACCTTTCGAACGTGCCGTTCGGCAACCTCGTCTACAGCCGTGTGAACTCGATCGGCAAGCAGTGGATCAAGCAGTACACGCTGGCTCTCTGCACGGAGCTGCTTGGGACGATCAGATCCAAGTTCTCAAGCGTCCCCATTCCTGACTCAGACCTCCAGCTGAACGGCTCGGACCTCGTCACCCGCGGCAGGGACGACAAGGAGAAGCTGTACACCAAGCTCAAGGAGATGCTCGAGACCCTCACCTACGACAAGATCGCTGAGGTCCAGGCGACCAAGGCTGAAAACATCATGAAGCACCTCAAGACCATCCCGATTCCGATCGGGAAGGCCATCACCATGGGGTAGCAGATGGCGCGTCTCTTCATCACAAAGCGTGAGATCGACTTCATCAGCGACATCACAAAGGAAGTGATCAAGGATGTGGTGGGTCAGAAGATCTACTACTACAACATCTCTCTGATCAAGTCGAAGGTCCACGACCTGTACGCTGAGTCGCCCGAGAAGATCTTTGAGATGCCCGTCGTGATCGACTGCTTCGTCAAGTGGCAGTCGCCAGAGATTCGCACGAACAACTTCGGGACCGAGGAGTACTACAAGATCGAGGCGTACATCCAGGGCCGAGACATGATCCAGCGCGGGATCAACGTCAACATCGGAGACTTCTTCTCCTACGGAGACGTCTTCTTCGAGGTCACCTCTGTGTTCAACATGCGCAACATCTACGGCCAGGTTGAGCACATCGACGGGTGGAAGGTGTCGGGCACGCAGTCGCGCCAGAGCAACTTCGTCTCGAAGGTCTTTGGCCCCACATCCGAGGAGCACACGGACAAGGACGCTGTGCAGGGCAACTTCTACCAGCAGAGGGGATTCGAGAACAACGAGGAGGGACGCACGGGAGACGAGCGAGATCTCGTTCGCAGGGGCGTCCTGGATCCTCCCATCTCTGGGCCCGCCAAGGTCCTCACGCGTGACGGCAGGGACATTGACGACGCGTCCTTCTACGACGAGACATAGACATGGCATCACCCACACCGTACGCGGACAACGGCTTCGTCAACGACCAGGTGACGCCTGCCAGGCACGACGGCGACAACGTCCCAGACTTCTACATCCCACCAGCGGGAATAGAGGACGTCGATCGCGCCGTCTACGACCTGTTCAACGAGCAGATCCCCTTTCAGGTCGAGCAGCGTGGAAAGCAGGGAAACCTGACGCAGCCCGCCCGCGGCGCCAGCGCAGCAATTGTCAGGGTGCCTGTGATCTTTGCCACAGGTGAGCGGTTTGCGCACGTCAAGCGACTGCTGCCGTTCCGCGACAACAACAACACGATCATCCTCCCTTTGATCTCGGTGGGACGCAAGGGGCTTGAGCTGGGCACTCCGAGGCTGATGCCCTCAATCACACACAGGTCCGTGTCGGACTTTGTGATTTCCAAGAGGCTTGCGCCTGAGGATCGCGACTACCAGCGCCTCATCAACAAGATGCGCTATCGCAACTCTGACGACATCGCATCTCGTTCCAACTTCGCCCTGCAGGACGTTGCGCCGGGAAGTGAGGCAGTGCCTGGGACATTGGCCTCCAGGCGGAACGAGGGAAACCTCTCCTACAGGGATCTAGAGGACAACCAGCCCCTCCTCAGCAGGCTCGGAGACAACATCTTCGAGATCATCACGATGCCGTACCCTGTGTTCTTCTCCGCCTCCTACGAGGTGACGTTTTGGACGCAGTACACGCAGCACATGAACTCTCTCCTGGAGATCCTAGCCTCGGCAAGGGTCGGCCCTGGAATGGAGTACAAGGTCAAGAGCCGCAAGGGGTACTTCTACATTCTCGAGATGGAGCCGAACGTCTCGATGAACAACAACTTTGATGAGTTCACAGAGAACGAGCGTCTTGTCAAGAGCACGCTGACGTTCAATGTCATGGGATACATCATGGCCACGGCCCAGCCGGGGCAGCCGCCTCCCTTCAGGCGCTACCTCTCGGCGCCCACCATTGACTTCACTATCCGACAGTCATCAGGCGAGGTCGAGCTGCCCCTCGACAATCAGGTTCCATCGGGAGACGCGTCCAAGTTCCTCCTGAGCGACCTGAAGGAGATCGACGCCAGGGGCAGGGATGTGGTTCCACGCGGCACTGAGAACGCGACTGTGCCCGACACAATCCAGGACCCGTTCACGGGGTCTCGAGTCAGAGTCATCACGTCTAATCCCAGGAAGGGAGAGACTGTGGCGTCTAGCCGCCTCGTCGTGGATCTAGAAAGGTTCGGCCGCTGACACTTGCGTTCCTTCTCAATACTTAGAAGGACCTTAAGACTGCGGGAGCGTATTGATGGCCGAGCAGACTTTCCTCTCTCCGGGATTCTTCGAGACCGAGATCGACCTCACGCAGCGTGTCCAGGAAGTGACTGGCACGCCCGGAGGCGTGATCGGGTTCTCTGAGAAGGGACCCGCCTTCGTGCCCGTCACTGTGGGCTCGTTCACAGACTTCCAGAACAAGTTCGGGACACTCAACGAGGAGATGCCCGCAACCTACGCTGTGAACGAGTTCCTCAAGCACAAGAACGCGCTGACCTTCGTGCGCGTGCTGGGTGCTGGCGGAAACACGACTGCGGGCGACGTGACGACCACTCTCGCGCAGGGGACTGTTCGCAGCGCGGGGTTCAAGATAGCGCCGTCCTCCATCACCGGAGCGACAGGTGACAGCAGGCACAAGGGCGCAGTGCAGTTCCTCGTCGCGAAACACACCGTGACGGCGAACGAGGCAATCGGCTTCCCAGTGTTCAGCGACAACGACTCGTTCACTGTGGGCGGCGGATCAGACTCCGTCAACCTCGTTCGCGCGATCATCCTGACCGCGTCGGGCACGCGCGTCCACGTCCTCGACCACAACCAGAACTTTTCTGCGGCAAACACGCTCGATGACACGGCCACGATCGGCGCATCGACTCTCACCAACGGCATGGCGAGCAAGTTCAAGCTCGTCGTCTCTTCATCCGCCCCCGGGTACGGCATCGCCGAGACGAAGACGGGCATTCGCATCTACACTGCGTCGCTCAATCCCAGGAGCAACGACTACGTCTTCAACGTCCTGAACACCGACCCCAAGGCCTTCCAGAGGGAGGAGCACCTCCTCCTCGCTCACTTCCCGGTTGAGCCCGAGGTCGCTGGCGTCGCCACGTCAGGCCAGGTCGTCGCGGTCGTCTCTGGAAGCGTGAAGACGTCCTCCAGCTCTGGCGACACCTCGCTCACGATGCTTAACGCCTTTGGCCGCTTTGACACCCGCTTTAAGACGGCAAGGTCGCCAAGCTTCATCTCGCAGCCTTTCGGCGACGTGGAGCACGACCTCTTCCACTTCGAGGCCCTCAACGACGGCGTCTCAGGCAACAGCCAGGTGAAGGTCTCGATCTCCAACCTCAGGAAGACTGAGGACATCAACAACCCGTACGGCACCTTCGACGTTCTCGTTCGTCGCTTCGGTGACACGGACAGCAACATCCAGATCCTCGAGCAGTTCCCGCTCTGCGATCTCAATCCCCAGAGCGACAGGTACGTCGGAAAGATCGTCGGCGATCGCAAGGTGTACTACGACTTCGACACCGAGAATGAGGCCGAGCGTCGCTTCATCGTCGATGGGCAGTACGCGAACCGCTCGACCTACGTCAGGGTGGTTGTCGCCGACTCAGTCAAGCTCAAGACGGTTCCCGCTGCCTCGCTGCCCTTCGGGTTCAGTGGCGTGCCGGTTCTCAAGACCAACGACACCCTCACGGACAGCACCGCTGTGTTCTCGGGCCTCTCCTTCGCGGGAGACAGGCTCGGCTGCCAGAAGAACAACGCGCTCTCTGATCCCTCGTTCGAGAAGGCAATCCTGCCGCCTATCCCCCTCAGGTTCAAGGTCACACGCGGCTCAGTTGCCAGCACAGGCAACTTCACGGGCGAGATCGGCGTCAATGAGTCTGTTGACCCCAACCTCTTCTGGGGCGTGAAGTTCGAGACCGCGCCCGACTCTGCCATCGTCACCGACGGCATCCTCGACGCGAATAGAAGCTCTGACATCAACCCCCTGATCGGCAACGTCGCGCAGTTCCTGGGCATCCAGAAGCTCGACATGCTCGTCACG